TTAATTTTTGATCCACTTTCAAAGCTTGTATAATTAACTCATCGTTGGAGTGTTCTGTTAAGTGAAAATTAAATTTAAAAGAACTTATTACTTTCCCTTGTTTTACTTTAAATACTTGTTCCATTTTATTTTTATATTTCTCGTTAATACTTTTTGATTTTAGAAGATAAAACATGTCTTCTATACAACTACATTTAGGACGATGATTTAAAGGCGCCCCAAATAAAATAACATTTAATTTACTCGCGTTTGTAAACTCCTCGCTACGATAGTCTTCACGCCAAACTGCTTTCGTTTTCTCGCTATTTCTTACTTTATTTAATAAATCCATAATAAAAAAAAGGGTAGGCAAATACCCACCCTTTAAAGTTAATTATTTTTACTGAGATTATAACAATCCTACTACAACTGCCTTTGAATCTGCATAAGAAGTAACGAATAACGGGTTAGGCATGTGGGGTTCCTTGTTCGTTTTAGTGTTTAAAATGAAGTGGAAAGCTCCTTGAGTTGCTTCATCATTTGCATTTCTTGTTAACTCAGAAAATTCTAAACCAGTTGTTAATCCGAAAATTTCAAATGATGAATTTCCAGCAGTTCCTTTGAAGTAATTCTCAACAATAACAATAAACTTACCATCTTTAGCCGCATTCAATTGTGACTTAATAGCTGGCGAAATATCGAAGCCTTTAAAAGTTACTGAATGATCAAACATATTATCAAACTCCAGATCAGCCAAAGTAAATACAGGCGAAATTGAATTGTTCTTTCCGTCAATCGTGAATGCTGTTGTTGACGCAACCAAAGAAATTGCTTCAACTGTGTATCCATCAGCTGCATAGGTAACAGTGTCTACATCAGCCTTGTTAATGATATAAGCTGTATCTTCTGTACCACCTTGCAATGGTATAGAACAAGATTTTGAAATATTAGCGTTTATTTTTCCGCAAATTGTACTCATTTTTTTTAGTATTTAAAAAAGGGGTGTATTTCAACCCCCTTAAAGATTATTAATATGCAACTTGAACTAAATGATCAATTAATACCTTAGCATCTAAAGTCAAAGAAAACTTTAAGTAAGTTTTGTTTAAAGTCTTGTCATACCATACATCCGTTTCTGTTAAAGAGCCTGATTCCTCTGCACCTAACTGTAAGTTAGTTTTAGTAGTTAAGATTGCTCTATGAGGTAAGAAGTATTTAGTTCCATTATCAAAACTTGACTTAATTATTCTGTCTAAGAAAGGAAAGCCTATCACATCAATACCATCTGATTTAAGTAATGTGATACCATTCTCTAGTCTTTCCGTTGTAAACGCTTGATTTAAAGATTTAAGCTCTTTAGCATACTGGTCAGCTACAGACTGAGTAACAATATAAACTAAATCAGTTTCTTCTCTCAATCTCATGTCCGCATTATAGTACATATTACCTAGCGTGTTTGAAACTAATAAGTTAGTCTTATCTGTTGCATTGAATTTTTGAAGTGCATACGATGCCGTTGCATTCTTAGCTGTCAAATCAGTAGTTTTTCTTTCAGTATCAGTTGCAACAATTGCAAATATTTGTTTGAAAAAACCATTAATTTTTGTGAAGTAACCTAAAACCGTCCCAGCTGTTAAAACTCCTGAATTATTTACATCAGTCGCATCTTTATCTCCGAAGTAAGCAAGCCTATAAACTGCTTCAACAATCTTATCTGTCACCAATTCTTCCAGATATATTAACAAATCAGTTGACGTTAAGTCTCCTTTTGCAATACCTTTTTTTAATCCGTAAATAAAAAACGTTTCTTTTAAATCAGTCCAACAAAATGGTATTCTATCAGAAATAGTTGCGGGATCCCAAAACTTTTCAGCCATTGTAACCGTGTTCGTTGCATCTGTTTCTCCACATGCGTTTGATCCTAAACCTAACATTCCGTTAAGACGTCCTAGTATTGCAATTTGTTTTTTTGCTACAATTCCCTCTGCAATCGAGTGGAATTCTGATATTTGAGGTTTTGCAAATCCCCCGATAAATAACGCTTCTGAAATACTTCTTATTTCTTCTCCGTTAAATGTTAAATCACTTGCTGTTATTACTGCCATTTTTTCCTATTATTTAGTTTTATTTTTTAGTTCTGCTTTTCTTTCCTCGTATGTTTGTTTTACGGGAACTTGTATTTTTCTAAATGCTACTGCTTGCGCTGGAGTTTTGAAAGTGCTACCTTTAGAAGCTAATTCTTCTAACTTTGCTACCATCATTTCAGACGTTGTTTTTAACTCTGAATTTTCAGTTGTTAATGAAGCTAATGCAGTTTCAAGTTCTGAAATTCTCGCTAAACTTTCATCCTCATTTCCTTCATCTTCTGCAGGCTCTAAAATCTCGCTAATCATCCCATTAACAACAATAATAGTTTGACCGTTTTCAGCTAGATAGCTATCGTCAGGTGCTACTACTCCATCAATTAGAGCCTCATCACCAACTACCAAATCATCGAATGGAGTTACTAATGTTCCTTTGTCCGTAACAATTTCCATCGCTAAGGCGTTTCTTTTCGGCTCACTTGTACCAGCTAAAATAGCTAGTGCCAGTTTGCATCTTTCACTAATCGTTTTACTCATATTTACATTTTTATTTATACTCATTAAGGCAATTGCCTTTCTTTCTTTGTACTCTTTTTTAACCACTTTACTAGCAAATTTTAAACTAACTGCTTGTTCAGCAGTTAAATATGTTTCTATTTGCATCAATCCACTTATAACTTCTTTCGTCAAGCCAGTTGCCTTGGCATACATCGCTTCCATTTCAGTTTCCGTTTTCTTAATAGATTCTGACATACTCTTTAAGTAGTTTGAATCTCCTGAAAGGTTCTGAAATAAAGGGTTATGAATCATGTATGTAGTTCCCTCTTCAATTTCTCTAAATGGTAAGTCAACGGATAAATGTATTTCCGTTGCAATTGACGCGCATAGTTCAGAAGCACGAGTATAACAGTTTGGTATAGTTTTGATTACTTCTGCTATTTGCTTACCTACTTCAACATAACCGCCTTGAGATTTAATTATTACATTAACACGTTCAGCACCGTCACACTTAGATAATTGTTCAATAACGTCAATTAGTTCAACACCCTTTTCGGTTATGTTACCATCACCATCGTAGGTATTTCCAATTTGTCCTGTAATATATATTTCTCCTATCATCTTGATGTAAAGATAAAAACACTATATTTGTATTTATTGACAGATAATAGGCAAATATTTCAAATGTAATTCGTCGGTAATACGGTGGATTTTGAAACAAGAAACCCAGTAACTGATGTTACTGGTTTTCTTCATTTTAATTAAATATTATTTGTATTTTTGACTGTTGTTAAATATACTTACAATAGGTTATTGAACATCGAGATATAGTATAGCCTGTATATTTAATAAAAAAACCACACTTTAATTAGTGTGGTTTTTTTTCCGTAAATTCACACTATCTTTGCACCCCTTTAAAGAAAAGAAATGAGCAACACAAACGACAATAAGATACAATACTTCGAATATTTCATTGAAAAACTTTATGTTTTTCTGGGAAATAATCAAGCTAATGATTTAAATATTGTAAAAACTCAAAAACTGCTGTATTTTTTAATAAATTCAGTCAAGGATAGTTCTGATAACTATCCTCTTCTTAATAAATTTGATAAATTCTTCGCACTACCTTATGGCCATGTAGAATCAGAGATTTATAAAGCCATAAAAGGAGAAGAAGGTTTTAAGTTATTGTATTTTAATATCACACGTTTCGGTACGAAAAGAAAAGATGCTAAACAAATTAATCTTAGTGATAAATACACTGACCTAATAGAAGAAGGTTTTGTTAAACTCATTGATTACAATCTGATTACACGAAATGCGAGTTATTTAGTTGACTTAAGTCACTGTCATGACTCATGGATTAAAAACTATAGAGAAGCTTTAAGGTTAAATAAAAACATTATGTTAATTAGTAAAGACGATTTAACGAATGAACAAAAGTATTTTTCTCTTTAAATAAGTTATGATTGGCGAACCAAACTTTATATCTTCTTTTGAGGATTTGTATTTTTTTATTTGAATTTATTAATGATTCGGTAAACTGTCCTGTCACTTACCCCGAACACATCTCCCACATCTGTAATTGCTTGCGCTCGTCCAACTCCATTTAATAACTGAAATTCGTAGGCTTTAAATATTTTCCTAGAAATCAAAACATTTGTAGCAATTAAGCCAGACTTTGCTAACTCGTACAAGTCCCCATTTTCATATAATTTATCTAAAATATCAATTGCTTTCTCCATGATACAAATATAGTTAATAACTTGCAAAGTTTATGATACTTGCTAAACTACCCTGTGCTTCGTTTATATCCTGAACCGCAACTACTGGACGGGGCATCTTTGAAATAATTTGAAGCATATTATTTGTGTTGTTATTCCTTGAATCTACTTGACTAGCTACACCGCTCGAACTAATACTACTATCAAAATTAACGGATCCACCGTTTGCCATTAATGGAACACCCCCCGTTTTTTGATTTAGACTAGATAATTGACTAATAAATGGAGTC